TATGCTATAATGTCTTTCGTCAGGCGCCTATAGCTCAGGGGATAGAGCACTGGTCTCCGGAACCAGGTGCGAGGGTTCGAATCCCTCTAGGCGCTCCATGATAAACAATGAGTATTTATCGGACATTTAACCGCATATACTTATTAATACATACCACAAGCCAAAAAATGTGGAGCAGTTTGTGGAGCACTTTGCAAAAAAGAGCGATAATGATATCGCTCTTTTTGTATTACGCTTTATCCGCATCATTTTTTCTCACAACATCCATATCGAGCGTGACTGACCCGATCAGATCTTTTGTCACGCAAAACTGACACTTTGATTTCATATACCCTTTAAATTCTGCATCGTACCAGACGATCTCTATCGTATCGTTAGATATCCTTTTTACAGACTTTACATTTTCTTTATTCTGAACAAAGCAATCGATATAGTCATCTATATTTTTAAAACGTCCGTTGTTTTCTTCGATGTCCCAGTCTGTACCTTCTCCGGTTACCGTAATCGCCCCTGTATCCAACTCTTCTACATGAACATAAACCTTGTCGGAAGTTTTATATATGTTAATTCTGACCAATCCGTATGTTTCTATTTCTTTCAAATCGTTTAGATCGTTGCCGCTGCCGATAAGAACAGTTTCACCGATCATTGATTTTTTTACCCGGGAATTGGCAAGTGGTTCGGTGCTTACATAAACATTGAACCTTGTTCTAAATCTATCATCGACAAGCTCTACTCTTTCATTCAGTCCGGGTTTCAATGCGGTAGCGACGGCGATCACTCCGTTCGGGCTCCCCTCGATATTGAACAAAATACCTTTTTTGACGTCTTTCATTCCATACAATTTAAACATTTTATTCCTCCTTAACTCATTTAAAACTTTTTTGACTTTTAATAATTCCTCGTCGGTCATATTAATAGACCGAGTTCTTGCGCCTTCCGGCAGTGTTCTTTTAGCACCGGACCCTTTACGACGCCCGCCCCAGCCGGTATTTTCTGTTTCTGTAGTCATTAAAATTTTTCCTCCCACGAACCCACCGGAGTCAATGTTTTAGTTTGTCGATTTATTATCCCAAGTATATTTATTTCCCCGTCCGCACTAATTCCGTAGGATTCCATCGTTGCGGTATTCATTTGCGTCGTATACTGTAAAATTCCGTATACTTTATTTCTGTGGTCCCTCATTCGTACTAAGTACGCGACCGTTATACCTCCCGCGAAAATCGAATCCCACTCATCTTTTGTGTAATTTTTTCTTAATTCTTCGTAAGCAACAGCCCGCAACCTGCTTATTATTTTCTTAGTAACTTCCATTTTTCATTCTCCTTTTTCGTTTTCAATATATTCTTCAAGCAGATACTTATACTGCCTTATGCTGTCTTCAAGATCGGTATTTCCGCACTGTTCTTTCATTTTTTCAATAGCATCTTGGTCATCAATTTCTTCTTCCATTTCATCGCAGCATTCTTGCATCGCAATGAGACTTTTCCACCAGTTATACTCATCTTCCCTCATTTCATAGGCGTCAACCTCATCATTGTACGCCGGCATCGGGCCGAATCCTACCAAGTCTTCTGTGATGTCAAGTCCGTTTTTTCGATAATTGAGATCCTTAATTTCGTTATTTCTGTCCGTAATTGCAATTTTCATTTCTTATGCCTCCTTTTTTAGTACAAATCATCTGTGGCGATTGTCCACAAATCCGTATCTGTGGTTTCTTCGTCGGCATTTACTATGCCGCAGCGGGTGTATCTGTTCCCGCTTAACTCGTACATCTCATATCCTTGGTCTACTCTTTCAAATTTTATTGTCCGGCTTCCGTCCGTTAAAATTCTTCCGCCTTCTTCGATTCCGATGTTTCTAATCATTTTGTTTTCCTCCTTAGTGGTTTTAAATAATCTGTGGGGGTGTTCCCCTTTCTTGATTATATATTATAATATCATGTTTGATTTGTCAATATCTTTTCAAGTGTTTTGTTATAATTATTTTTTATATCATGCAGCAGAAAAAGAGCAAGGATTTCTCCCTGCTCCTTTTCCTTTTTCAGATTATTTAAACCCACAGAGGTTTCCCTCTGACGATTAAATCATAGCATAATAAAGTAATTTATGCAATAAAAAAAGGGCGGTTTCCCGCCCAGATTCGTAGATATCGGATCACCTCCGGGAGATCGCCGCTCCCACGGCTACCGCACTGACAATAATCCACATATTTCGCTGCTTTGTTTTAATCTTTACTTTCCGTTCTGCCTCTTTCTCGTATTCGTTGAATGATTCTCTGGCAATTTTCAATGAGTTCTCTGTCTGTTCGTTCAATACTTTTGATTTCTTCAGTTGTTCGTTGACTATTTTCAACTGCTTCTGTGCTTCGGTCAGCTGCGTCTGCTGCTGTATCAACAGCTTGTCTTTCTTCTCGCTGTCTATCTTGAGCTGATTCAAGCTCGTTTCTAATGTCGTTAGATCCGTTTCGGAGATCGTGTACTGTACTTCTGCCTGCGCATGCGAACCAGATAACAATGGCGATAACCACAATGAAAGCAAGACCGCCGATAAAATAAGCCCTTTTCTGATTTTCCACATTTATACCTCCACATTTTTTACACAAACATTTTCCCACTTTTTATATGCATCAAGATATGTTTCTTTTTTGTCACCATTGTATGTGACTTCGTAGTACATTCCATCGGATATTGTCGTGCTTATCAACGCTTTCCAGTTCTGCAATGTTTTACTAAACCATACGATAAAAACTTCACTTTCTGTCAATTTTTTATTGTCCGTTTTTTCTACATGTTCATTGTAGTAATCGATAACAATCTGTTTTGCTTTTTCCTGATAGTTCATTTTTCATACCCCGTTCTCTAAATACCACTGCGCTTTTCCGCGGAGAATATCTCCGCCGGACATCCACTCTTCTCCTGCGTGTAAGATCGTCAAATCAGATCTTTCACATCCGTTTTCCGGTCCATACGGTTCGTGATAATACTCACCGTCCATGTTATCTGCAGCCTCGGCATGCGTCATTACATGCTGTATATCTACAGGCATCTCCATCACGTCACAGACGACTGCGATGACCTGCGCCAGACATTCGATCTGCGCGTCGGTCGGTGGACAATCTCCTAATTCTACATCTTCATGCGACCACGCCGTATAACCGCGGCAGCAGTCCAGTGTGATTGCGATAGATCCCGTGTTTCGGTGGTATGTCGCTTCCGGCGTCATATATAACGGTAATGTGTTAATTATTGTCCCGTCTCCGCGGATACATATGTGATAATCATCACTGTCCGTGTTGTAATCTCCGCCAGTCCAGTGACAATACGCTTTTACATCACGCCCCAGCCCGTGTGCCTTGTCTTGTATGATTTCTTTTGCGTCTAAAAGCGCTGCTTTAAATTCCTCTATCGTCATAAGTACCTCCATTTAAAAAGCCGCCAGGGGCGGTTATTTCTTGAGTTTTGCAAATATATTGTTGTCAAGCAATGTGATTAGCTTGTCTATGTGATGATTTCCTGCGTCCCGTAAATTCTCGCATATTGACAGAATCTCATTGTAGCAGATGTACCCGAACATGAATTTGAGTACCGGCCACGAAAGCGGGATTTCTATCGCTGACAAAACGGTGTCAATCTGCGAAGCCGTGAGAATTAAAATTGTGAAGAGAATAAACTTTGTCAGAAAGCCCCACAGCATAATCTTAGATTTTAAGCGTTTCGCGCTGAACGCAAGAACAATGCCATACAGCTTCTCACGTGTCGTTAAATAATCGGGATCCATGCCTTTATCTACAAGATATTGATAACCGATAGCCAGCCAGCGTGTACTGATGTCAATGATAATCAGCCAGAAGTACGCATTGAGCACTACGCCGTATGCGCTGTTAATAAATGACAAGATGTACATCAACACAACGCTTACAACTGTCTTTGATTCCCATTTGTCTAAGAGATTGAGACTTGTCCGGCAGAAGTATTCTGCAAAATCAATCAAATCTAAGACAAAAACGCAGGTAACAAATCCGCCCCACAGATACGGTGGTTTGCTGTATTTTTTTATTTTCCTTTTCAGATTTTGAAAAAATGTCATGATTAGCCCACTCTTTTCCAAAAATGCACTTTGTACGCCGGCGGCTGTACGGTGCTTGAGTTTCCGTAAATATTGTTTGATTTTGACGCGTCAAGCACTGCTTTTAACGAAGACGTATTTCCCGGAACAATATCTCCCATAGACGGGATTCTTTCTTGCTCATCAGATAGATAAGCCATTCCGCCTGCGCCTCCAAATCCTGTTCTACCACCATACCCTATTATGTATCCGGTTATATTTGGTAATCCTGCTTCTACTGTTCCGCCGGCGTCATTTGATGTACCTTGTAGCACTCTATCTTGTGCAATTTCTTCCCATGTCGCTAAGCCGTCTGCTTCACCCGGCTTTTTCGCGTCATCGGTGGCAGTTGTGACTACTATGCCGACTGGATAAAGTATGTCAATCATCGCTTTTAACCGTCTGTCTACTACTCGGAATTTCGCGCTTCCATCTGTGATTTCCTGCATTTTGTTTACTCCTTTCAATCGTTTGTTAAATATACTAAACACGCAACAGATTCATGTCCTGGCGATGTAGTATATTCATCCGTATAACTGAGATATAGTTTACCGTCTGCATTTATTGTCAATCGTACAGCTTTACCGTTGCTGTTGTTTATAGGGGCATAAAATTCAAGATTTATAAATGATTTTGGTAGCCCCGATGCAATTTCAATGAGACCTTCCTTTGCACCTTTCATTCGTACAAAAAGATGCACTATGTTTTTTATTTTTACACACGATAAATTTTCAATGTATTGTGGGTCTATAGTCGCATTAATTGTTTCCATCCGTCCGTAATTATCAAATTTTTCATCAACATATTCTTTTGCGGTTACCGTCTTGACCGTCCACCTTGTGCTTCCGTCATTAACTTCTACCCCCCCCGATATAGTTGACAAATTTGGTTCTGTAACCGCGGTGGTTCCCGCTTGCGTGCACTCAAGATATGCCCATGACGGGAGTTTAGATGAGTAGGCGATATCGCCGACTTTATATGCTTTCTTGCGTTGCAGCCGATTTGTAAATGACACTGTTTCTTCTAAATCTGTTTGATTTGCTTTCTTACCAATTTGATTAGAGACCGTTGTCGCGAAGTTCGGGTTATTACCGAGTGCTGTCGCTAATTCGTTAAGCGTATCAAGAGTTTCCGGTGCGGCTCCGACAAGTCCGGATACTGCGCTTTGTACAAACTCTGTATTCGCAATTGCTTTAGAACTGTCGCCTGTCGGTGCCGTTGGTGCTACACTTGTGCCGGATACCGCTAATGACTTTGCTTTGACTGTATCAGCATTAACTAAGTTAAGGTCACTTGTGCCGGATACCGCTAATGACTTTGCTTTGAGATTATCGTTATCCGCCGATTCACTTTTTTTATATAGATACTCAAGATCATTTGCGACGTAATCTAAGATACCGTCATTTCCTTTCGTGCAGAACGGTGTATTTTTACCAAACGCCCCGGGCTGTATGATGTTGTCATTTTCGTCTCTTATTTCCGGGTGTTGAAATGTCTGCGGTTTCATTCGGATACCTCAACTTTTTTAATTTCAAGCGTGACTGTATCGCCATAGTTCAGTTCATCAGTCTCTTCTCGGCTTGTCGTCTGTATTGTCATCATGTCTCCTGTTTCCGGATTGTGAAAGCTGAACGTCGTTAAAACTCCGTCGTTCTGCGGATATGACACTTTACCGTTTACTACGTAATTTCTTTTCATGATTTTTTCTCCTTTTTAAATAACAACATTTCCAATTAACCAGCCAAAATTATAGTAACAATGAAATATTAAGTGCCATCCCCAATCCGGTGCGTCATTGTCTGGTATGTAAACAGTTCGTGCTTCTATCATCCCGACAGTGATACTATTTTCATTGACTGTAAATCTCGGATACCTGTCATATTCAACTCCTTTTGCCCCCACCTTATGATTTTCATAGATTTTCGTGACGTGGTCAGTGCCCAGTGCAAATGCAATAGTTGTTCCGTTCATTTGCACCGTTTCACTTTTTTCGCTTCCGCACCCTAACACGTTAAGATACCTTTTAGCGGAACTATAAATTATCTTTCCGTCTGCGTTGCAAATTTCCAGCCCTGTGCCGTGTTCCGTCGGAGAATCATCACCAAATCCAAACAGGTAGACGTGTGCCGTATTTGCAATATCATCTCGTTTTACCGGTAATATTCCGTGGTTTTCTATCCCGCTGCGGCTATCGTAAAATCTTATTCCTGTATTGTCTGCTGTAAATCCAAACCGGTTTACACCGTTCAATCCATTTAAATTAATCCCAATTAAGGTGGCTTTATGGTTAGTGCGCAACAAAGAATATGAGCCGTGATTTTGAGAGAGGTGGTTCGGGCGAAATGTACAATCCGATAATGGGAAATGGTCTAACAATTCTATGTTTTTAAAATTGTTATCAATAACAATAGCTCCGTCGGGACTTAATATTTCAAAAAATTTCATGTTAGTAGACTCCAAACCAAAAAGTTAATGGTTCTTCTATGTTTTCCCAGATTATTTTTTTGCCTTGATCTGTTATACGTAGCAGCGGGAATATCTCTTCCGTATCACTCGTTGACGGAGAGACGATAAAATACCAAAATCTATTATTCGGCGCACCGTAGTCTGCCACATTAATTTCTCCTGTTCCGGTAACGGTTTTCTTCTCTATTATTTTTGCAAATCGTTTTGTTAAATCAGCAATAACATCACCGTTACTATTAAAAACTTGCAATCCGTGTGCCATCTACCACACCCCCATCCGCACATATCGCTTATTATCGGGTCCGTATGCTTCAATCAAATTATCTTTAATTTCCATTCGTGCTCCGCTTGTCTTCGTTCTTAGCAATCCGATTGTCGCGCAAATTGCGGATAACGATGTAACTGCCAATTTATCAGCAGTAACCGCTTTTGCCGCAAGCATTCTTGAGACAATGACATTGTTATCTATAACCGTAGTGCTCTTGATGTGCAGATACTTTCCGTCTATTGTCGTCGTAGTCGGTGACACGTTAATCTGATTGATGACATCGCCTTTTTGCACCCTTAGATTGATGGCGTCTGTCATCTGTGCTATGGCACTATAATTGGCTTTTGCAAGCATGAGATTTCCGAGGTTAGAGACAATTGTCGTTACGTCTTGCTTTGCGATTGCGCCGTCGTTGAGCTTTTGCTTGACCAGTGCGTCTACTTTAGCAAGACTGACCGCTTCATCGTCCAGCATATCCTTAGAAATAGATATTTTAACGACTACACGGCTTTCTCCCGACTTCTCGCCCTCGCCGAACAGGTCATAATAAGCGATGGACACGTCATAAATACCCGCACCGCAAGTGTGACTGTAGCTGTTGTTTCCTGTCTTGATTGTCTTCTGCCCGTCCGTGCCGTTGATGTAGATGTTCATGCCGGCACAATCCGCGGGGATTGATTCTGCTGTCAGTCCGAAACCGCCGATTGTACTTGTAAGCATAGGCGGATTGGGTTTCTTCGGTACCGGCTTGTTATACTGCAGTATTGCCGGCACGGAATATTTGCCGATTGCTGATTTTGCGTACAGATACAGTGTTCCTCTCCGTTCTGTCAGCGGTAGTATCGCCGACAGGTTATTCGTTCGTGCCAGCAGTCCCGATGTTTCCGCGCCCGGCGATTGATCAGTTCGGATCTCATAGAATGCAATATCTGTATTCGTGACTTCTTTCCAGTTTGCCGTACACACTGTGCCAAAATCTACATTGAACCCGTCGGGCGTGTTCGGTATTTCAGTTTTAAGCGCGACGAGTATTTTCATTTGCGGCGATGTATCCGGACTTGTCACTTCGCCCCATTCATCTTTTGTGCAGACCGCGATCAGGTAGGTATCACCGACGATAGCCTGCGGTATAACGACTTGATCTTTCCCGCTGCCGCCAAATGTCCATTCACCATCAAATCCGAGTTCGGAGCCCTTTGTGCCTTCTTTAATAACGAGGTCTTTTGCTTGTCCGTTATTTGTCTTATACCATACGTCCCCCTGCAGGTAACTCTGCAGCTTGGGCGGTGTCCAATTAACGACAATGTCATACCGAGATACACCGTCAGCAAGCTGCCTGTATCGGTTATATGCCGTGATGTTAGTAACTGGCGGAATGTAGTATTTTTGCAGTGTGTATTCGTAATCTTTAACTTCTGATAAGTCCTGCTGTCCTGCGCCAAAGATATTATATGAGCAGAATTTCAAATAGATCTTCTTGCCGATGTCGTCTTTTGCGAACGGTACTTTAAATACCGAGTTATCTAATCGGATAAAATCCGTGTCTTTAGTATGCATTCTGACTTCGGTATTACACTGCCCGCGGATTAATCCGGATAGCAGCCATGCGCCGCTTGACTGCAAATTAGCGTTGATGTAGCTCATGCACTCGCCGTCTATCCAACACAGCGTGTTCTTGCGCTGCGCGTCCTGTGGCGTACCGCTAAGAATCTGATCGTTACACGTCACAAATACTTGATTGCCGCTCGGATGATTCGGCATCGGTGACAGCGGCTGTGTTAATTTACCGCACCTTGCACTGTTTGCAATCTGCCCGGCAGTACGGTAATTTGTGTTGTCGTCGGAGACGTATACAGTACAGCCGCCCCAGCCGGCAGCTTTACCTTTTACCGCTATCCACAGTTCCAAACCGTCTGCGGTAAGATCTGCGGGTGGTTGGAAAATAACTGGAACAGTATCCGGCGCGGTTTTGTTGTAGTCAATGTACGGCCTATCGTTAGCATGTACGTTGTATTTTGCCGCAGGATAATCTCCCGGCGCTCTTGATATTGCCGTTACGGTTAAGCACCCATCGGTACCTTCTGTGATGCCGTTAATAACTGCAACCTGCTCATAGATACCCGAATTTTCATCGGTCAATCTTACCAAGTCGCCGACTTCTAAGCGGCACAGGCTCCAGTCGAGTTTAAACGTATACTGCGTTCTTTCGTACTTGTTGTTTCTTGCTAATTGTTCGGCAATTTTAACTGCCCGTTCTTTCGTGTAGACATAATGAGCATTCGTTACGCTGGCAGCTCTTACGCCGTAGTTCTTGATGTCTTCGGTGAATTCGTAGCTGACGGATTCTTTTTCGTAGCCGTTCGCGCGATTAATGAACTCAACCGGGAATTGATTGTAAATCGCAGAGCTGTCTTTTCTTTTATACGTTACAAGAGCCCCGCCAGTCTGCGGCAGGAAATCATCCGCTGTCAGGTCTGTAATACCTGTTTTATCTGGTGCCCAGCTACCTACCGGTCTATCGGCCAGTGGTACAATTTTTAGCTTGTCATTTGACCAAAACACATAAGCATTGGTCAGTTTTGCAATTTCATTTACAACTTCCCGGGCGGCTTTTGCGTCTTCGTCCTGCGGAGAGGAAATAAGCAAGTCGGCCTCTTTACAGTATTTTCTGTAGTTGTCCAGCCCGATAATCTGCATGTCTTTTTTGCCGATTTTATCTAAGACATACCGGATATAATCGGCAGGATTTACATCGATACCGTCGCCTGTTTCTAATAGCCTGCCTTTCACTTCAAAATTGTACGACGGCATGGAGCCTGAATCGCCAAGATCGATGACGCCCGCCATATACGCAAGCCCGGGGTACGGTAAGGCTTTTTCCGGGTGTTTTCCTTGCGTATACGCCCACGGCTGCTGATTCTCTTTGCCGTCAAACAGCGTCAGTTGAATGTCGTCCGCCGGATAATTGTGTACATTTTTACCGATCCACACTTTTCCGATCCCAGAAACAGGACCCTCACAAAGTCCTAAAATGACCGCTACAGTGTAGGTGTAGGTTATGCTGACCTGCTTAGACCTGCCGCCTTTTCCCGCTTTGTGCGTTTCGCGGTGTTCGTGAGCGGTGAAATCGTCATAATAGATCACATTTCCCGCAGTGCGTACAGTACCGATGATTTCCGGTACGACGGCTCCATACTCTGCGGTGTTGACTGTAAATTCACTTATCTTATTTGCCCGCGTTGTCGTTGTTCTTCCGCGAAAAAAGCTCATCGTCTCACCTTCTTTTTATTAAACCGGTAAATTCCGCGCAGACGGCTTCTGCCTTTTGCATCAAAAAACATCACATCAGAAAGGTCTGTCATGACCACGCCGCGGTCGATGTAAGCGTGAATAACCCGTCCTTTGCCGACATAGATAGCGCCGTGGGAAATGCACCGTCCGAATTGATACAGCAGAAAATCCCCGGGCTGCATGGTCTCTACTTCGTCGCAATATTTCTGTACATAACTCAAAAACCATTCTTCGCTGTGATGCAAGTGCCATTCATTAGAATACGGTTCAATCTGGACACTGTCTTTTTTCAGCAGTTCAGCGTCTTCTACGCAGCCGATTAGGAGCATGCCGCAGTCTACACCGCGACCTTTTATTTTAGCGCCGTTGATGTGCGGCGTCCCTAACCATGCTGCAGCCGCTTTTGCTATCTTTTCCCCGTCTGTCATATGAGTACCTCTCTTCTCGGCACGAACGGAGCAATCAGCGTAGCGGCATCGGTTTCTTTACTGTAGATGACACCGTCTTCATTCGTCGTGTAGCTTCCCTGCGGATAGTATCTGCGGACCGGAAATTCCGTGTTGAGACCTTGTGTTTCGGCTTTGACAGACAATTCAATCTTGATGCCGCCTGCTGATTTGACTTCTACATTTCCACCGAACAGGTCGATTGCGCCTACGACAGATTGATCGCGGAAGAAGCAGCGGCGGAGATACAGCTTAGCTCTGTCAAGTGCCCCGTTATGAGCTGCCTGTAAAAACGGCAGTCCTTCCAGTTTGTCGTTGATATCGGCTTGCACGGTGACGGTCATCGTGTCAACTACCACACGATCATGAATTTTGACTTGCTGTCGCTTAATCAGCAACGCGTTATGTAAGTATGTGTGCCCGCCAAAAGATATATCTATATCGGTATCGGCGTAGTAGTACTTATTACCGTTGTCTAAGACAAGCTCATATAGATCGCAAGAAGTAATCTTCTTTTCTGTCTCGAGATAGGTCTCCAGAGATTTATTCACTGTTTTCATCGGACTACCTCCAGCTTAAACGTTTTAGACTTGTTAATGTTAAGATACTGCCGCTCGATATCTATTCCGTCGTCCGCAAACATGACTTTCCAATAGTATGTATAGTCCGCTGTAACTTTTGCCGTACTTGCCGGCGCAGTTTTGAATTTCACCGTCCCGCCGGTAACCGTGTATACACTGCTTGCTTGTTTCACGCCGTCTACATATACCGTCACTTTTTCGATATACTCGACAGGTTCTACATAGTCGCCCATTTTCATAATGGCTTGATATGTTCCGTTCGTGATCAGTGGCAGCTGTATTCCTTTTTCTTCATAGTCTTCTGGGTCAAGCCATAAAAAAGGGATATGCGCGCCTTTTAACAGCGCTACAAATCCCAATAGCTTTCTATATTGTTCATCGGTCAATATCTGAAATTTCGTTTCTATCGTCCAGTTCGGCAATAGCTGTGTTGTAAGCGTACGTACTTTACCGCTTCCCGATTTTTGTACTTTTGTATTCCAATCCATTGATTTTATACTTTCCCAAGCCAATCCGTTAAGATCCTCTGGGAATTTCCTAAGTATCATCAGAACACCCCGCTATTTCCAGCAAAATTCAAATCTTCTTCAAAAAATGCTTTCCGAATTTCGTCTACGGCGCCGTTACGCAAAAAATCAGCAAACGATGCAGCATCAAGAGTATTGATGTCTAAATGTACTGATCTGTTTCCGCCTTTCGTGATCGTTGTTGACTCTATATTCCGGATGTCTGCGGTCTTTACCGCCCCGCCTTTTGCAAAACGCGGCATGCGCCCCGAATTAATTGCGTTAAGCAGCGGCAATCCCACTTTTCTGACAGCGTCAGCATTGAGAACGTACTCACCATTAGACAACCAAGCCGGAATACTATCTGATGTAGCCGTCCCCGGACCGCTAATAGGTCCGCCGGTCGCAAATCCAAACATGCCAAATCCGAACCCTGACTTTGCAGACATAAGCTGCAGTGCTACAGTAGCCGCACCGACTGCTGTAGTAAATGCTGCCAAAGCGCCTGTAGCAGTAACGGTTGCTCCGACTTCTGTCGGCTTTGTGCCTGTATTAATAGCATTTTGGATGACATTGTACGCGCCCATCACCAGTCCGCCTTTTTGTGTGCTGCCGGAGAAAAGTCCCAATGCTACATTAGACGCGCTTAAATTGTTTTTGAACGCATCAAACATTGTATTCATACCGTTGTCGTATGTTCCGCCGTTACTGTCATTATTATTTCCGCCGAGCAGGCTGCCGCCGAATAGAGATTCTGTCAGACGCCCCGCCCATTGTTGCGTAATCTGCTGTAGTATTGTCTCTCCGATTCCTGTTATGAGATTATACAGCGAGTCTCCGAGTGTTTCTGATCCTGTCAAAATGTTTTGGAAAAACTCCTGGAATTTATCGGTTGAGCTCTCCGCAAGTTCTGCAATCTGCGACTGCATTGACTCATGCCCCGTCTTCCATATACTCAGATACGTTTCAAGGGCTTCTGTCTGTCCTTTCCAGTTCATATAGTCCTGCCCGTCACGGCTGCTCGTTAATGCCCTAAGCAGATCTGAACGATGGTTATCTATTGCGTATTTTGCCTGTTTTTCAAATGACTCTCTATATGCCTCTGTACGTTTCTTTGCAGCTTCGGCAGTCTTAGCAGTATACCATTCTTCGACAGCCACCATCGCTTCTTTATCTTCTTTGTTTTTAGAAACTTCTTTTAGGCGTTCCGCTCTCTCTTTGTTGAGCGCATTAACTGTAGCTTCATATTCAGCGTCGGCAAGTGCTTTAAAGTCCCCAATGAGCTCCGCACCTATCTGCTTTGTTTCGGTCTTGATTTTGTTCCAGCTTTCCGTCCACGTGTCGGTCAGTTTCTGCTTCATAACCGTTCCGTATGTGCTGAGCTGTTTTTGCAGTTGTTCAACCGCGTCTTTCGGGATACCGGCATTAGATAGCTTGTTAATCTCCTCCTGCTTCTGTCGGATATCTTCGGCCAGTTTGTTCATACCTGACATGTAGGCCCCTTCGGTTTCGCTGTCTATAGCTTCCTGCATCGTCGAAAACAACCGAATTGCCTCTTCTTTCGCCTGATTTAACCGTCTCAACGCCTCGTTGGCTTTTTTACCGATTTCATCAGTTGTAAGCGTTACTGTTTTACCTCCGGTGTACTCACCTATTGACCCGTAGCCGATCGGATTACCGAACCATTGATTTGCTTCCGACATACTTCCGCGATGCACTCCGCCGGTCGAGTTTCTTGCTATGTACTCACCGTTTCCCGCATAGATTCCGACATGGTCTTTCCAATCTATCATGTCGCCTTCCTGCGGTACGTATCCCGTTCCCACTGTGTGATAGGCCGTGCCGAACTGATTTACAAGCTGATTCCCGTTAATTGAGTTCAGCCCCTGTATTCCCGCTTCCTGATACAACGCGGAAACAAAAGCGGCGCATTGCACACGGGCATCTTCAACAAGCGGCGACATCCATTGTTCCCCCTCTGGATGCCTCGATGCTATATTTACAACTTCTTGACCTATTGGCGTCTCTACTTGATACGTTTTTGCTTCCTTAATCGCTTTTGTATTATCTTTTGTTGCAGATGTTCCCGATTCAAAAGCGGCTTTTAACGCCTCAATTTGTGAATTTATAGCCCCTTTGTCTATGCTTGTTCCGTCACCATATTTTTCGTGAAGTTTTTTAGAGTTCTCGTTAGCGGCAGCATACTTCCTATCCCATGCCGCTTTGGCTTCGTCATTTTCCGCCTGACTATAAACATTCATCCGTGTCCCATTTTCTTTGACACGGATCATCGTGTTGTCTTTTTTGCTGTAGTAGTAATCTTTACCGTTTACGTTGACATACTGTGCGTTTTCTGCCTCTCTCTTCTCTTCCTGATGGAATTCATACAGCTTATACGTTGCGGCTACAATAGCAGCAGCCACACCCAGCCATCCTCCAGCCAGTGCCCATACCGCACTTGCCGCCTGACGCAACGGACCGAGTGACCCTCTCGCTGCTGTGCTCATTCTGATACCGGTATCCACAGCGGCTTTTCCGGTCTGTTGTGTAGCAACGGTAACCGCGGTCTGTTCCGCCGCCAGCATATTGCTCGACGCACTGGCCGCCGTATTAGCCACAACCATCTTCCCTGCTGCGGCTTTATGTGCACCGGCTGCTGTATTTGCCGCGCTCGCCTGCACTGCTGCCGACTGCCGGGCCTGCATATTGATTTCCTGATACGCGGCTGTCATGCGTGCTGCTTCTACTCTTGCGGTTTCAGCCGCTTTAGCTTCTCGCATAACACAGTATTTTGAGTAGCTTGCCTCTTTTTCAGCGTCTGTCATCTGCGCTGTACTAAGAGTCTTCAAATATGCTTTTTCTTCTGCCATTGCCGCTTTTTCTATGTTTTTTATCCGGCGTGCAATGCTTTTTTCCTGCTGTACTGTTAGCGCATCTTCTGAAACGTCTCCAGTTCCAATCGACGCAAGCGATCCCATTGCTGATCTTGCTTTTTGCAATGCCTGCAGCGTCTTATACGCCACCGTAAAAGCTACCAGTGTCTTCGTCAGCGACAGCAGATTTTCCTTGTTTTCCGCTATATATTTAGCAGTTGATGCCAATCCCTCTAAAATCGGCGGCAATACTTCTTTCGCTACCGGCGCAAGTATAGCCCCGCCCGCAATAGCGAGTTGTCCGAGCTGTGCCTGCATTACATCAAGCTCTACGCTTATTTCATGCATCTGCTTTGCGTCAAGCCCTAATCCTTTGATTTTTGCCGCATTTTCTGATGCTTCATTATAGTTTTGCAGGGTTTTAACAAGCGTCAGACCACGGGCGCCCAGTGTATTCATGATAAATTCCTGCGCATATCCCGCCTGTGACGCTTTTTGATAACCTGCCGCCAATTGTGCGAGCTGATCGTTAAGAGGCAACAGTTTACCATTCTGGTCTGTCAGAGTAACACCTACGGCACTTAAGACGGCTCTTGTCTTTTCGGCCGCCTCTCCACTGCCTTTGATTGTTGAGTCGAGACGCATAAATGCTTTCCCTGCAAGTTCGCTGTCACCGCCGGTTAGCTTGAGTATTCTTGAGAATTTAGCAGCTTCAGCGTTAGTTATTTGCAGCCTTTGTGCGAGTTCGTATGTTCTGTTTCCCGCATCAACGGCTCCTTTTATCAGGTTCGTCAGTCCGAATCCCGATGCGGCCAGTGCCGCCATTCCGCCGAACTTACCAATTAGCGTTTCAAGACTTCCCGTGGTTCCTTCCAGTGCAGACTGCATGTCTCTTACTGGATTAACTTTAAACGCTGTCTTGACAGTCCCCGGTACTTTATTTAATTCTTTTTGCAGTCCTGACGAATCCGCGCCAATCTTAAGCTGTAAATCAGAAATAGTAGACATTTATGCACCTCCCTCCAAATTGAATACTTTTTTCAAATATTCCATTTCTTTTTTTGCATTTTTCACTTTATCTTCTTCCGTAATCCACAACGGGTCCGCAATTTCATGCGGTTCTATCGGCTTTTTCAGCTGCGGGGACATTAGCCATGAAATGAAGTACGCCACGCGGTAATCCTGCAAGCGTCGACGTTCGTCACTCGCTTCAAGATATCTATAGAATTCAAGCGGCGTTAACCGCGGAAATTCAGACGGTTTGAAACCGATGCGGTATGCTATCGGTTCTGCATACCGCATCCAGTCTTCAAATGTCTTTATCGGCGATTCTTCTTTTTCATCGGCGCCTCTTTTTTCGGCGTCCCCTGTGTAAAAAGTCCGGATTCAACCACCGCATCTACAATGTATTTTGCGAGTTCTCCGATGTTTCCGCCGTTTTCACAGTACATATCCACGAAATCATAAGCATCGAAATTCTTCGGCTGGTTTAAAAGTCCGGCCCGCAAGCCGGAAATGATAAAGTGTATTGTAGCACTCTGTACCATTCCGACTGCACCGTTAACAAGCACGGAACTTATAACTGAAAAGAGAGACGTTCCGAGATATTGCTCAAATCTCTCAAGGCTTCTTACTGTGTATAGCAGCTGATACCTTGATTCTCCTATTTTGATTTCTACCGATTTACGCATAATTAGCCTCCAGTAACATCATCTGCGGCAATTTCAGAAATCGGTCCTTTTCCGTTTAACGTGGCAGCAACGGTAGCTACCCCGTCGTGGGATACGTCCTTTGTAAAATCGGAAATAGTAACCCATCCGGTCTGGCATGTCTTATCCGGGTATGCGATTTTTACATGAATCGGTATGTCGTGATGGAATGCGTATTCCATAATTGACAGTGCCGCATCATCCATTACAAGCAATCCTGTATAGCTGATACTCCAGGATTTTGGACCCGCGAGCGTTTCTCCCCACCCGCCGGAAGTCTTGTGAGATCCATCAATAGAATCTGCTTTATATTCCACCGGTGAGTTTCTCTGTCCTCCAACGAGTACCCATGTCGGCTTTTTCCCTGTGGTTGTTGCCTTATCTATATACAGCAAGGTGTCTTTCCCCGCCGTAGCCATAGATGTCCCTTCATATACCGGGAGTTTTTTAAGTTCTTCTGCTGATAATTTAGCCATTTTTATACCTCTTTCTTGTTAAAATTCTGAATAGTAAATAATATTGTTACTGTGCCGTGATAGCCCGTGGATACTTCCGGAAAATCCTCTACCAGATCAATTTGTGTACTATTAATCCGATATTGAGGCAGCTCCATATCGCATCCGTAGGCAGATATCAACGCACATATATCGTTTAGCGTTTCATTGACTTGTTTTTTCCCATCCCCTCCTGCCCATACTTCTACATTCAAGGTTGCGTCCCAGATAATCAGATCTTTATTTGATAATGGTTTGAACGTAGCCGCACCTAAGGTGATATAAGGAAGTTTTGCACCTTTAGGAACTGAGCCATGAATCGGTATCGTTTGACCTTCTTTCAGCAATTTAAAAACCGCCATCCTGAGAACGGTTGACGGTACGTCTCTGATAAGTCTCATTGAAATACTTTCTCCATTTCGCTTTCAATCTTGCCTCGTTCCTGCATCATTGCTGGCCGCATAAACGGACGTTTTGGCATTTTCCCTGTGCGAATAGTTCCGCTTACGAATTTATCGTTTATTCGCATGGCTTTTTTGCCTTTTCTCGGATCGTTGGATGTTATACGTTCAACTGTCCCGAACTCTACGAGATGCGAATGCGGGGCGTCGCTCTTCACTATTCCCTGCGGCTTTTCTCGTTCCATTTCGGAATGGATTCCCGCCTTCAGACTTCCGGTAGTTCCCATCGGCGCTTTGGTAATAGCCGCTTTCATGACTGCTATCGTTCCTTTTGCAATGACATTCCTGATTTTCCTTTGCGTTTCTTTGTCGTAGCGTTTGATGTCGTTAGCCGCTTTTTTGACTACCTCTCCTGAAAACATCTTGATATCGATTCCGCGCCTGCTCATGTTTCTACCGCCTCTGTTGTTAATACGTAAGCTGCAGGATCCGAACGATCTACATCTATTACCTTATACACCCGTCCGTTTTCTTCAACACGCCATCCTTTTTCGATTTCTCTCGGCCGTATTCTTATCCCCTGCGTTATCAAGACCGCCGTGCCGTCTCCCATAATCGCGCCGGGAGTAATACGCTGTTTCAGGAATTCCGCCCATACGGATCCGACATCTTTCCACTCAACAACAGATCCAAATCCTACATCTTCACCAATAACTGGCTTTTTAATTGCTATCCTGTGGCGCATCTTTCCGATATTCATACCTTACGCTCCGGCTTTCTTTGTGCGCCTGACAGTCTTTCTCGTCGTCTTCTGTTTTTCTTTTGGCGTTTCTTCCGGCTCTTCATCTTCCTGATCTACTTCCTGATCTACTTCTTCATTCTGATTGTCCGCAGGATCATCTTCCGCGTCTTCATCCTGTTCAAGTACTTCTACATATCCGCCGGAAATATAGGCATCTAATTCTTCCGCCGCTCCGTCGTACGTCTCTCCGACATCAACGATTGTTCCGTTTATGACAATTTTCTCTAACGCTTTTATCAGCATGTCATTCACCTCTCGTTTCTAATTGCAGCAGCTGGGCGGTAATTGTAAACGGTAATTCCGCCCCCTGACCTACTGCGTTTCTGTTTTCGTACCAATAACCTACTATCATATGCATGCATAGGACGGACTGGGCGTCAGTCTCTTTGACTTCTACGCCCGTCCCTTGCAAAATAAACGTTTTTGCCGTATCAATGAGTGTCCGGATGACCTCGTCCTCTTGGTTTCCGTCAACCCGCAAATACGCTTTAACGCCATCCAGAATACTCATAGTACCTCCTTATGCAAGCGTCAGCTCACCGTATACGGCTGCGGCACTGTCAAACGCTTTAACGTCAAGTCTTGTAATTGCTTTGATGTCATAAGAATCACGAATAAATGAATTCCCGCCGATGCCGGTACCCTCAAGAGTAATAAGCTGCCGGTCAAAGAGCACAATAGCATCCGCCAAAGACCCGACAATAATCGGAGCCACTTTCTTTGGTGATGTCGCGCTTGGAAGGTACTTGTTGCTGACAACCGTAACCGGATGAGCAAACAGTAGTTTCTGCGTAGGATTAAGCGGATTCGGCTGAAGCAGGTAGCGCCCTTCGGAGTCTTTCAGTTTGTCTAAGAAATTGAAGCCGTCCTGATTGGTGACAATGCCTGATGTTATGGAAATCGCCGGGTCAAGATCCACATTCAGAATATCTTTCAAACTGTCTACATTAGTAACAGGTTTCTTTGCCAGCTTCTTCATAATTTCGATGATCAGGCTGTTTCTCGTGACGACATCTTTTTTCGCAAACCATGCGCTCACGTAAGAGATGAGATTCTGGTCTGTATCGGACAGCATTTCTTTTGAAATCGGAAGAATGCCTGCATATTTTTTGATCGCATATGCGATTTTTTCAAACTTCGGACCATCGATTTCTTTGATTGTTGCCATTTCATCAACGCTTTCAAGCGGCGTCATTTCTGCCCATTTTTCCATGACACGAGACCCGGTCATAGTCGTCGTTGGTGTAATCGTGACAAGCTGATCCAACGGATTCAGCGCTCTCTTGAGTTCGTTGATTTTAGTTGAGATGTCTTGCGGAACGATAAGCCCGCCGTCTGCGTCAACGCCCGCTTTCATGCCCGCCCTGGCTTCTTTCAGTACTTCGGCTTCTGCGTCTGTTGGCATCTGGCGCTTAATCTCTTTCACAAGTCCGCTGAACATAAGATCTCTTTTTTCTTCGTCAGTGATTTCTGCTCCGCGTGCTGCCGGAGGAACTGCCGCCGGAACATCTGCCAGCGTCTGCTCAATCTCCAACTGCCGCTTGAGATCTCTCAGTTCATTTGTTTTACTTTCCGCCTCGTCAAGTTTTTTATCTGCCATCAACGTGCGGATCTCTTCGGTTACTTTTGCCATCCTCTGGCGCAATTCTCTTTCTTTTTCTGTCATTTCTTTTACCTCCATTAAAAAACCGCCATTTGGCGGTAAATTACTGATTCAACAATTCAAGCTCTATGTTGAGCATTCGCTTTCGGATATTTGCCTGCTCTTCTTTTAAGGAATTAACATACGCTTCTTTCGATTCTTGCATTGATCGCTGTACGGCTTGCGCCTCGGTGTCTGGGTATGCCGGAGTCGTGACAATTGACACATCCCACAATCGCTCGATATGCTTGACCGCCCGGTGGTACATTTCTTTTTCACTTTCATATGACCAGTCTGCACCGTTTTCTGCCAGCGTAAATGCAAAAGAACACTGATTGACAACGCCGGCTGCCATATTCGTCATTAAATCTTTAGCATATGCCGTATCGGTCGGAATCAAGCTAAACCGCAACCCCTTATCATCTACCGACAATTCCATGTGTCCCGGTCCTTCGCGGACGGTATTTCTTGCCAGCGGATAGTTCGGGTCGTGATTAATCAGCGCCACAACGTTAGACATGTCCGTTTTGTCAAGACATCCACGCTCTAAGATTTCATCAACACCGCCGAAGTCTTCCGACCGTTTTCCGAACTTGAGAGCATACCCCTCCAATACAATGGTTTTACCGTCGTCCAGTGTCCGAATTTCAAACTGCGTCTGATTGATTCTTCTTTCCCTTTTCCCCATTATCATCACCTCCTTTCAGTGTTCCGTTCTTCGCTTTTGCTAATTGCAAATCTTTCAGAACGGTAATGTCTGTATAATTGAGCGATGCGAGATGAATATCCCCTACGTCGCCTATACATTCCATTTCTTCCATGTCACGGATCTCATTAAGCGTATAAATACCGGCATAGAGCATGTCTTTGTAGTATTCAGCCCTTGCTTTACTATCGCCTCTGAGTTCAGCCGCGGCGTTGAATTTCACATAATAGTTTTCTCTTTCCGGTTCGGTGAACAGCTTATAGTTGATTTCCTGTTCCCATGACGTGAATATCGGAAGAAGCGTTGTTTTTATGTAGTCAAGGCTCATTGCTTCGGCGTTAGCATACGTCGCACGATCCAGCTGTGCCAGCTTATGCGGCGGTATTCTGTATACCTTGGCGACTTCATTAATCCCGAATTTCTGCGTTTCGATAAACTGCGCCTGATCAAGCTGCATACCAAGCGACTTATATTCCATCCCCAGGTCAAGAACAGCGACTCGTCCGGCGTTGTCTATACCGCCGTTGATTTTTTCCCATTCCTGTCGGAGTTTCTTTTTCGCTTCCGGATTGATTTTTGATGCCGCCTGCAATACTCCGTGCGTCAGTGTTCCGTTTTTGTAGAACTGACTCTGAAATTTCTTGATTGCATTTTGGCTGTCCAGCTCGTCAATCAACGTCCGCCATTTTGGCACGCCGATGAGCCCATCTTTTGACATTTCGTAGAAATGCAGGACATCATGCGGCTGCAGATGGTACATCGCCCCTTTGGCGTCGCTTGTCGTATATGTCAGCGCTCCGGTGACCACGTTTAACCTGATTGTCGTTTTCGTCGGGTCAAGCGGCCATAACGATTTCGGATAGCCGTCCGTCCCCCACTCAATGTATGCAATGGCGTTTCCGTAAAATCCCATATGATATTGCAGCGTTCGTTTAAAAGCAAGCGGCGTCATGAGCGGATTCGGCCGTTTATACAGCAGTTTAGCGACGGGATGTTTCATCCCTTCCGTCTTTTTCCCGCCGGTCCTGAATGTGTGAATCGGCAGTTTACCGATGTCGTCAGCCAAAATATTAACGCACGTATAAATGTTGCTGTTTTTACTTGCCGTTGCCGCCGTTACGCCGTCACCGTTAATGGCGGATATGAGCCAATCCGCAGGACTAAGCAGTGTACCTGAGTCCGTCGGGTTTGAAAAAAGCTGTCTTAAAAGCATTATTTACCACCGCCTTTCTGCGCTTTTGCAAAAATAAACGCTAAAAGCAAGCACTCTATAGCCGCGGTGTATACCGCGACTACGGGAGATATCAATACGCCGCCGGCAATCATCAGAATGCACCCGACGAACAGAAAAATATCATCAATCACGTACAGTATCTTTTTCACATGTCCTCCTTATAAGCTGAAATCGTCACTCAAAATATAGTCACTCATATCATCTTCTTCCGTAATCCGCGCACGCGTAAATGCATTGATGACAGATGCTATCGGGTCAATTCTGTTTGTTGATTTTTCTTTGTCAAGCATGATGTTTTCGTTCTGGTCCTTTTTTGTGACCGCGTTACTGATTGACCAGTCAAACAACGGATTTTCAAAATGCAGAATATTTCCTTGGTACGCATTTTCTCTAAATGATTTTGTCGGTTCAGATAAAGTCATCATACCCTGTCTGACTTCGACACACGTATATTCCATTTTTTCAAGTTCCTGCGCATAATAAGTCGCATTATACGGGTCATAGCAGATTTCTTTTATGTTCAACCCCAATTCTTCCGCTGTTTCTATCATCCACTTTGTCATGTAGCGATAATCGACTACCTCTCCCGGATTGACTGTCAGCCAGCCGCCGCGGGCATAGTAGTCATATGGCACCCTGTCTGTTTTTATTTTTCGCTGCAGCGTTTCTTCCGGGATAAAGCTGTGACCGATCACGATGTACTTCGTCCCACCATCCTCTTTGGCCGGAACAACCAGTCCGATTGACGTCAAATCGACTTTGCTTGATAAGTCCATCCCGACATATGCGTCCAGTCCGTACAAGTCGTAACTTTCTATCCGTCCTCTTGTGTTCCATTTCCCCATGTCCATATAGGATGTTCCGGACTGCTGGTTCCAAATGTTCATGTTTTTCGTGAGAAATGATGACATTTTTTCTGGTGTCTCAATCGCCACTTTCAGTGCACTCCTTATATTTGCTATACCTTCCGGATACGTTGCTACGATCGGGTTCGCTTTTATCCAGCATTTTTCGTTTTTAACATCATCGATCAGGTTTCCTTCTTTATCTTTATCCAGCTCATTGACCATACAGAAATAATCCGGCACGTCATAATCAATGTCCGGATTGAGGATTTTTTCTACCAGCGGATATTCCACTCTGTAACACGGTCCCCCGAAGTTCGTACCGGCCGTTGTGATGATAAACAGCAGCGGCTGTTTTCTGGCCATCATGCCGGTGTCGATGACATCTAATATTTCAGACGTCGGATGCGCGTGATACTCGTCGATCAGACCGCACTGCGGATTGAGACCATCCCCGGTCTTCCCGTCATCTTTTGACAACGCCCGGATAATCGAATCGCTTTTCAGATGTCGGATGGTACCATAACTTTCTTTCCACTTTCCTTTCATCTCTGGCCATCGCCTAAGCATTGCCAAGATCTCATTGTAAATGATTTTTGACTGGATGCTTTTCGTAGCTCCGATGTAGACTTCTGACATCGGCTCCCCCAGGGCCATCATTTCATAATCACCGACTATGGCGAGTGATTGTGATTTCGCATTTTTCCTCCCAACCTGCCAATACGCTTTTTTAAAACGCCGGAGCCCTGTATCTTTATTGACCCAGCCGTAGATATTTCCGAAAATAAACCGCCGGATAGGCTCGAATATAATAGGCTGCCCGGCTAAAATTCCTTTTGTGTGCCTATGCATGGCTGCCCACGCGAAGAATCGTTCCGCTCTTTCTCCATCAAAGACATACGGAAATTTCTTTGTACCCGCCATTTCTATATCCCGCAAAAAACGCATACACGCCCAACGATGCTTCTGGCATATATGCGTTTTGTCTTTTATACATTTCTTGCTGTACCTGATCAGTTCTTGTTTCAGCGTCATACATCAAAACCCCTTTTACTTAGCGGGTCTTCATCTTTCTTTTCTGGCTCTTTCGGTACATTTTTTACTTTCGCAAGTGGAGATAAGAATAATCTATCTTCCATTTGCACCAATGCCGACATTTTTGCGTTGATCGCTTTATCCATCGCCATAATGCCACCGGTAGATAAAATGTACTCTATCTTCTCGTAGAGCTTTGCGGCTTTTCGTTGACTGTATTCTGCTTCAAGAATTTCCTGTGTTGCAGTCGTTTCTTCACCTGTTAATTCTATTCGAGCAATCTTGTCCCGGCGTTCTATTAAATCTATATACTGCGCAAACGCCATGCAGTACCTCGCAATCACTCCGATGTCCGCCGATGAAACGAATTTGAAACCGGTGTAAAGTTTCTTGATTTCTTTCCATTTTTTGTATGCTTCTTTATTCGTTTTTACATAAACTGGGCATACTAATTTCTGTTCTCCGAGATGTATTTCTGATTTTTTTCTGTGTTCAATTTCCGCCTTCGTCAGGTGACTTGGATTGCCTGAAACTATATGCAAATCAATAGGTTTTGCCGGACGCCCAGCCATGCTATCCCTCCTTTCTTTTTAATGTTGCTGTTTGCGCATAAATGACATTTCATCGCATGAGTTTAATGTAAGGTCCATTTCCCGAACTTTTTTCACAAAAGAGGATGCGCACGGTACTGTCGCCGCTGGTCAAAACATTTTTGCCCCGGGGGTAGCCTGTCAAGCTTTAATTTTATTTCCAAATCCGCCGTTTTCTTTCGCTGTTTTCTTGTCGTGACATCTCTTGTTCATTGCCTGCCAGTTATTCTTGTTCCAAAAAAGCTCTTGATTGCCTCTGTGCGGGATGATATGGTCAACAACATTAGCCGGCAGCGGATGTCCTGATGCTTTGCACTCTGGACACTCACAGAATGGATGCTGCGCCAGAAATACCTTGCGTGCCTTCGTCCACTTGTAATTGTATCCCCGTTTAGTCGGTGACTCCCGCTCAAACTCTTTCGGATTTCTTATGTGCAATTGTTTATGTTTATCACAATAGTTTTCTCTCGTTAATGTGTGACATCCGGGATGTCCGCATTCTCGCAATGCTCTTCTCATGTTGCTCCCGTCAGGCAGTTTGTACCGCCGGAAATAAATGCAAAAGCCGCCCATTTCTGAGCGGCTACATGGCTTTGCAGTTCTTCTATTCAATTTTCGCATCTTAATCTTATCACACCTTACTCTGTCTTTTTTGGTCTTTTTGGCTTTTTTGGCATTTTTTTATTATATTTTGATTAAATCTTTCCATAAACCCGCTCCATTCCCGCACGTGTCACCAACCAGATATGCCCTGACTTGCGGCATTCTTCCACAGTAAACCTTGATGGATACCCTCTTTGTCCAGAGCATGCCTGTTTGACTGTGACAACAGGTATGTTCCATAACGCCGCCGCTTCCGCGGTCGTCATAACCTCTTCAATTATTTTGACATTCTCCATCCTACATATCCTCCGATAACTAAACCGCTTATCAAACATTCAATACCATGCTTGTCTAAGTCTATAAAATATAGACCCATAATAGCAGCTATAGCAAATACAATATCATATGTTTTCATTTTCTCTACCTCCTGTGATATAATACAGGTAGTAGAGGGCTTGCGCCCTCCTACCCGTTGCCCTTCTTATCGGTTTCGTTTACGCCGTTTCCGATTTGAGGGCTTTTGCTTTGTGGCTTTCACCGCCCATATTTGGACGATTACGCTAATCACGATTGTAATTAGCCATTGCCAGTCTTGCTTTTCTATCATTCTCACCTCCTTTCTGTATTTATTATACATCTTTTCTTATGTATTGTCAAGCATTTTTATGTTTTTTTATTGAAAAAATCCACCTTTCGATGGATTTCTTTTTTTATTTATTGTCAATATGTATCTTTCTTTTCAGTTTTTGAAATACTATCTCAAAGCTTACTTCTGCCGCTTCTTTTGTTTTTGTGATATTATTCCTGCTTATGCGTATTGTTCTTGATATTGCTCTATATGACCTGTGATTTAAATACCATTCCCGCAGTATTGTTTTTTCGTCATCGTTTTTTATCATGTCTATCAGTCTTCGTGCTTCTATCCTCATGATAATGAGCTCTTCATGTTCTTGCTCAACCATTTCTTTGTATTTTTCTACGAGTATTACTCTGTCTGATAGGTCGGGCTGTATTCCGCCGGTAACCTTGTCTTTTTCATATCTCTGCCCTTTTATTTGATAAATATGTGCTTTACATTCCGCAAGCTCCCTTTGCACCGATAAATACCTCCGATGTTGATTATATATCTCCTGTAGATATTCCCGTCCGGTTTTAAAGTTTTTTATCATTTGTCCCTCTTGTTTATTTTTTCAATAATTTTGTCTGTAATTTTGTCTATTTCATCTCCCACAACATCTATATTCTCTTTGGTAATATAACTGGCTGCAACCATTTTATACATGGTTTCTTTCGACGGAAGCAAAAAGTTTAACGGAATTGCAAGTGCCAGAAACATTGTTATCATTTTTGCCCACCAACGTACTCTTTTTTCTTCCCTTGGCTGTGGCTCATAATCTGGATCCATCAAAAGGGCTTGTAAAAATACCCGTACGGCACCACTCATTACAATCATCATCCAGAGAGGTGTTTTGAGTGCGTCTATCACTTCAATCCAATAGAATATCCATGGGCTTATTATTGGTTCATTCATGACCTTCTCCTTTCAGGATTTTTAAAATTTCTTCTTTGTGCGCCTCTGCTAATTCTTTTGTTCTAAAGCAGTTTCCTATTGCTCTGTTTAAACAATCAAAAGTGTTATAATGCCCCTTAAATTCTCCATGAACCGGATTACCCAAAATGTTGATATGATAATACCAGTTGCCAATTTTCGGCCTGAATGGAATTACTTTAAATTCATAAACATCGAAATATTCTACAAAAACCGTCCATTTTGAGTCATCACGCCATTCTTTACTAAATTTTGTAAGCAGTTCTCCGTTACAAAACTTATTGACCTCACATTCTCCATTTGCAAGTCGAGCTTCAAACTCTTCATCTTCTGCAACGCCAATCCTATCCATCAACATTTTAATCACTTCTTCTTTTAGTGTTTTCATATTTTTGTCATCTCCACATTTTCAACTAAAAATCCATAATCTCTCAATTCGTATTTATCAAGCCAGCGCTGAACAACTTTATTGATTTCTTTTTCAAGCTCTTCTCTTTGTTCTTCTGTGACATTTTCTAAAAAATCAAAGCAATATTCGTCATAAATAACATCTGTGTTGCACGCTACATCTTTAATAATATTATCAACGTTTGCTGTTGGTTCTGGCCTTGAAAATAGCGCAACATAGAAGAACTTATCATCACCTATATATCCATCAAAAACTTCTGAATATTGACCTTCTTTTACATTCGCAAATTCCTTCCGTCCAGCTTCAATAGCCGCTTCCTTTGTCGGGTAGGTTATATATCCGTTATAATTTTCTCCATCCAGTGACACTACCCACTTTTCTTTATCATGTTTCATTTTCTCCTCCACCATTTCTGACATCCGATTTTCATTAGCCCGATTTTTACTTCAATCGGTATCTTTTCACCATTGAAATATTTAGCATTCTTTACTATGTCTACTGCCATTTCTTCTGCATCAACAATAATTACTCCTGCTTCTGGGAATTTTTCGACCAGCACCTTTTTGATTTTCTCCTCATTTTCTTTGTACATATCCCACGGAAACGCATAATAAACTGCTCTCGTGTACTTTGTAAGATGTTTTTCTGGAAATCTGCTAAGAAGTCCCTATAACTAACTTTGATTTCTATCTCCGTCAAATAGTCATTTTCGTTTATCCATATCAAATCTGCTTCATGACGAACTCCTTTAAACGGGTATTCATGTCCAATAAGCTGTCCATTATTTCCAAACTTAGGAACTCTACATGATGTTCTTGCAAAGCTAACATTCGGTATCATAATATTCTTTTCACCCAAATGTGCCGCTATCGCACATTGAATTAACGCTTCTTCTTTATTTTTACTCATGTCTCATCCTTAATGTCTTCAACCACCTTACTCATCACATAGTCAGCACATGGCTGTGCCATTCCATTTCCGATTGCTCTGTATCTTGCTGTATCGCTCCCGCCTTCTGTCCAGTTGTCCGGAAGTCCCTGCAGTCTTTCACACTCAAGCGGCGTAAGGCGGCGGACGTAATCTTTAACTATGATCGGATTTTGATAATTGAGACTATATCCTCCTTGGTTTTTTGCCTGTAATGTCATTGATATCTGCGAAAGTCGACTGTTTCTACAGTCAATCGCATAGGCAACCGCTAATCTTGTTGATGGTTTTAATGTAGATGTTTTATCCTCATAGATCGGCATGTTGTTTTTTATACTTGCGTCTCTGTTAAATGTGTATATGAGCGGTACTTGATTCCCGCCGGTCCCCATCCTGTTATTGAGTGTCTGTACTGTTCCGTCATTTCTTTCTCTTATGACGTCCTGTGCATGTGTCATATCCAATACGCTTATACAGATGCCGCCTTGGTTTCTTGCAGGATTGCTTCCGTTTAGATCTAATGTGTTGCTTTTATCTACTTCTTTTATGCCCGCTGTCGGATTGTTGCTTTTCATTCCTTCACTTTCGTATGATCCGATTCTATATATTTTGACAAGCACGCATCGCTGGTCATGCATGCAGTTCAGCGCTCCTGCTTTTTCACTCATTCTTATTGAGTTCATTTGTCCGTTTCCAATGTCATAGACTGATGTTTCAGTACTCGATACAGCAGTTCGGGTAAGCGTTTCTTTCTTGCTTTCGCTCTCCGCAGGATTCCCTGACATGCTTTCGGGCTCAAATAGTACTTCCGGTCTACCCCCCCCTATTTCTAAAACACGCAATAAGGAAGATTCTCTCACGATGCTGGGGGACGCCCCAATATTGAGCGTCGAGGACTCTCCATGCGACTTTACATCTCTTGCTTCGTACCATTCCGCTTCTTGCCCATCTTCCAGATCGAGGCATTGGAATATCGGCTTGTGTGATTTCGTTAAGCACTGCCTGAAAGTCACACCCTTTGTTGCTGCTAAACGCTCCAAGTACGTTTTCCCATATAAAATATTGGGGGTATTTTCCGCTTGTGGCATTGAGCATATCGGAAACAATGTCATTTGCCGTTCTAAACAATCCGCTTCGTTCACCTTTTAATCCCTCTCTTTTCCCCGCTATTGACAGGTCCTGGCACGGACTGCCCGCACATATAATGTCTACTGGTGGTATTTTGTCACCTTTTATTTTTTTGATGTCGCCTAATTGTATGACATTCGGAAAGTGTTTTTTGGTGACTTCCATACAAAATGGTTCTATTTCCGATGACCAAATCGGAACAGCCCCATTCCGCTGTGCCGCTATACACCATCCGCCGATTCCGTCAAATAGGCTTCCCACTGTTATCTGCATTTTTCGTACTCTATTTGATAAAAAAAATCATCAATAATCACTACTATTTCTCTGTTTGACACGTCAAAATCTTCATGCATCTTATGTAGTAATGCATAGGCGGCACTTTTTATTTCATCTTTACCGATTCCGTTGACGTTAATGTGCGTTCCTTTTTCGTCAAAAGTTATCTCTATCTTTTTCATTTTTTCCTCTTTTTCATGTAGCTCTATTTCCCTGTACTTCCTATTCCGCCGGTCCTATCACCATCAGCACTGTCATCATCCACTTTGTAATATTGATGGAATATCCCCTGTGCAATTCTGTCTCCTTTTCTTATGTTGTAAACGGCTTTTGATGTATTTCTAAGTGCAATCAGGATGTGTCCTTCGTTGTCCTGATTGTTGTAGTAGTCCGAATCAATTACTGCTACGCTGTTTGCCAAAATAATTCCATATTTAACCGCAAGGCTTGACCTTACATAGATCCCCAGCCACTCATAAGGTTTCATGTATGCTTTTATGCCAGTTGGAATCAATTTTGTTTCTCCCGGTGTAATTACAGCGTCAATAGCACTTTCAATATCATATCCCGCCGATTGTTTCGTTTTTCTTTTTGGCAAGTTTATATACTTATATCCTGTTACTCTTTCAAATCCTCTTCTCATTTTAGTTTCCTTTCTTTGTAAATCCGCTCTTCCACATCATGTAGTTTTCTTGCTGCCTCATCGAGTTTAATTGCGGCATACATGATCATGCTGATAAATATCACTACACTCGCTACGTCAATTAATCTATCCATTTCATCCTCCTTTAAAATGGGATTTCTCCCTGCTCGTATTCAGGCGGGGCATATTCTTTGCTTACTGTGCCCATGTCTTCAAATTTCACTGGTGCGGAAAATTGCGTTACAGATGTTCCGCCGGAAAAGCCTGCATTTCCTGACTGCATGTTACTTCCAATCGGTTTTGCAATCATATTCGCTACCACTTCTGTTACATACCGTCTTTGTCCGTCCGGTGTGTCATATGATCTTGTAGAGTACCGCCCTTCAATAAAGACATATCTTCCTTTTGTGAGTTCATTACCTACTGCCTCTGCCAGTTTTCCCCAGGCGGTTACATTGACCCAATCAGTCAGATCTAAAATATCCCCGTTCGTTTTTGTGATTCTCTTACTTACACCCACGGAAAATGACGCTACGGCTTTCCCTGTCTTCGTTGCTCTGATAATTGGATCTTTGGCAAGATTCCCTGTGATTTGTACTGTGTTCATCTTCTTACCTCTCTATGTATACTTCCGCATTCCTGCGTCCGAACTCTATCGCTTCATCGTATGAGTTTTTAAATATATCTATGCCTTCCATGCCGCCTCGGTCTTCCACTGTGTACCAGTGTCCGTATATCTGTACTTGTGTTCCGAACGGCAGCCAGTTGCACGCTATGGTTCTGCCTTCAGTCGGTATCGTTCCGGATGCAGTGTGTTCATTCGGACATTCATAAGGTGTGTATACTGTGAGTTCTGTCGTTACCCATTCCGCTTTTATAATTCCCGTTAGCCCGCATATAAATACCGCTGAAAATAAAACAATCCATAAGTTTCTAAACATTGTTATGCTCCTTTCTTTTTTAGCTTTCTGATTTCAACATCTCCAATGAGGATCTTTTCTATTAGCGTTCCGTTGGCTTTTGTCCAGTTCTTCCCAACCATTACCATTAAGCCTTTCCGCTCGTCTATGCAGAAGTGTTTTGATACTCTCTTTTCCGCTGGAAATAATATGCCGAATTCTTCTCCAGGCTTGATACCGAATATGTCTGTAAATGATTTGATGTAGTTCATTCTTCTACCTCGTCTATTCTGTTAATTTCATGTATAAGCAGTGCCGCCGCTCTTTTCAGATTTGTTTTCCGTGATTTCACTCCCCGTATTTTCTTTCCGTGGATGATGGTTGTACCACCTATCAGGTACGCCGCCATGACGTTAAATAGTTCTGTATTGCTATATGGTTCCGCCGGAAATCCTCGGGATATTTTCAGTATTTCTTCTTCTGTGTCTGTCATTGAATACCTCCTATATCTTTTATGTACTGTTCATATCCGTTTCTTATTCTTTTAAATTCAATCGCCATGATGATTTCTTGCGGACCATCTTCATGGATCTTTTTAATAGCTGTTTTTATGATGACTATCGGACTGGTAATCAGTGTTATTATTGACGCCAATATTACTACGCCGGCTATGGTTACCATTGCGGCAAGCGCTCTTCCCGCTCTGCACGGGATCATACCGTATACAAGCTTCTGCCATTTTCTATATCCTTTATATGCATTGATATAATCTATTTCGTTCATTTTCCCTCCATAAAATCAAAGAGTGTTGGTGTTTCCTGGTTGTCTTCTTCTCGTTTGAGATACCAGCATCCGTCACGGTAGTATTCCGGATTGAGTTCTATTCCTATGCCTTTCCGCCCCGCTTTCATTGCTTCCAACGGTACTGTCATCAGTCCGCCGAATGGGTCAAGCACGGTTTCCCCTTCGTTGGTATACCGGTTAATCAAGCGATCTACGATGTCAAACTGGAGAGGGCATAGGTGCATTTGTTTTCTTCTTTGTGATTGTTCCGTGTTGAGTGTTCTCATACGGTTTACATCGTCCCACACGTCAGGAGACCAGCTTGCGGGATCTATGCACATAAATGTGGCGGGCAGTTTGTTTTTTTCGTCCATCGCATTGGCCATCTCTACATGCTTATCAAAGTCATACACGGTTTCTTTGCTGTATTTGTTGTACAGTTTTCGTATATCCGATATGGGCATGTCTTTCAGGTCGTCAACGGACAACTGCCTGTTTCCGCTGCTTCTCCAGAATGCATGAGCGTCTAATTGCCATTGCCCGCGGGTATATTCTTCTTTACTCTTTGTGACAGGTGTATCTGCATAGGCTCTTGATGTATCCGTAGGGAGCTTTCTGAACAGCAGGATGTATTCCGGGCAGCCTACTCCCATTTTTGTTCCGTCCTTGCACTGCTCCGTCCATCCAAGACGGTATGTCTGATTGTTCTCCCGAACCACGTCGGTTATAACGGTTATCATGCCAAAGAATTGGAAGCCGTGTTTCATGTAGTGCATGATAGTCAGCGCATGGAACGGTTCTATGGTTGGCATGCCTGTTCCCGTTGCGTTCCCGAATAGTACACGGTCTTTCACGTGGCATGCATATACTCTTCCGGGCTTCAAAATTCTAAGTAAATTCGGCGTTAAATAATCCATCTGCTCAAAAAATTTGTCTGTATTTTCGTTATGCCCGAAATCGTTATAGCTTGCGCAGTATTCATAGTGATTTCCAAATGGAATGGATGTAAGAAGCATGTCCACTGAGTTATCTTGCATTTTCCCCGTTTCTTCAACACAGTCACCATGTATCGCGATGTAGTTTTTCCCTTTTGTTATGACTTCTTCCACGCCTATACTCCTTTGCATTTCAATGATGGCATCGTTTCTTGACAGTCCATATTTCCTGACTATTTCTTCCATGCTTTCCGTGAGTTTGTTATATTGCTCCCATTTCTTTTTCAGTACTTCCAGCACCTGCTGTTCTGTTTCCATGTATATGATGTCTATAATGACAGGTTTTGTTTGTAGGAAGCGGTAACACCGGTGGATGGCTTGGATAAAGTCGTTAAACTCATAGTCAATCCCCATAAATATCTGGCGATGGCAATGTTTTTGGAAGTTACATCCGCTCCCTGATAGTTCTTTTTTTGTAGCAAGGATACGAAAGTCTCCCTTTGAAAAGCCGATGGTGTTTCTTTCTCTTTCGCCCATATCTTGTGAGCCGTAGATAAATTTAGCTTCTGGGATTGCATGTTTGATGGCATGCCGCTCGCTTTCCAGATCGTGCCATATAATGAAATGTTCATCAGGTGATTCGTCGATAATCCGTTTTGTTTCTGCCAGCCGAATATCAATGCTTTCTCTTTTCTCTCTGGCCGCTGCCGAAAGTCCCACGGCAAAGTCTTTTATAAGTTTGACCTGCCCGTTCTTTTCTTCTTCATTCACGGGTTTTGTGTTTGCCAGCATGTGGTAATTCACTTGCAGCGGCGGAAGGTTATATCCTTCATCGCTGTACCCCAGATCAGAGGGCTTTTGAATAAATAATGCCCAGGTAGACAGCCACAGCCAGAATTCTTTTTCTTTATGCGGATAGAGAGTAAGGTTATTTGCTTTTGTACTGTCCCGCTGAAAGAAGCGTGTTAATGCCTGCCCCGTATCCATAACTTCCAAGTATCCACCATAGTGAATAAGTTCTTTATATCTATTTGGTGCAGGTGTAGCCGTGGCAACAAGTTTATATTTCACGCCTTTAAATTTGGGTAGAAAGGTCTGATATGTTTTGCTGCCGAAGCTTCTTAAAACGGACGCTTCATCTAAGCTGCATGCCGTGAAGTAGTGAGGATCTATATCTCCGTCACGGATTCTTTCATAGTTAGTAATGAGGATTCTGTTATCTGCGGCTTTGACTTCTTCCATATTTCTTACATATGTCGGAGCGGGGATATTGAGCAGATGAACCGCGTCTTCCGCAAATTCCTGCTTGACCCCCAACGGACAGACAATCAACGCTTTGCCGCCTATTTTCTTAGTGAGTACACGGCACCATTCCAATTGTTGGATACTCTTCCCCAGCCCGAATGCTTCGAATAATGCCCTGCGCCCGCCTTTGAGCGCCCACAAGACAGCATCTCTTTGATGTGGTTTCAAGACGGAACTTATATCCGCCGGACTGACTTCTATTCCTGATACCGGTGCTTTTATCACTTTATCTTTCAAAAATTCCATGTATGATTTCATGTTCTTCTCCTCGGCTTGTCTCTTGCCTGTCTCACAGTACATTCTTTTTTCTTCTTCGGTACTCTTGACTGTGTAATCGGCCATACGTTCCTTTCGTTTACTTTGTACATTCTGTAAAATTGGTAAGGGAATCCGTCCGCTGTGTAGCCGCTTTCTACTTTGACTATCTGATAGCCTTTTTTTGGTGTAGGATTGTCTTTCCATTTCCGGGCGTAGATTGTTATCTTTTTCACGTTTGGCTGCCTTAGATTTTTAGATGGTACCCACCGGATTTTCTGTACGGCATTTTCATTTCGGATTTCTTCATCGGTTTCTTTTACAAAATATTCCGCCAGTCTCATAGCGTCTTCTGGGCTCCCGTCAAAAAACCTGAATGATCTGTAATTGAATTTTGCCCATGGCCAGCATTCATTGATTTCTGATCTTGATATTCCTCCTTCGTTAATCAGAACGTGATGATGTACTCGATGGCGGACATGTTCTGTGACGTAGATATATTTCAGTTCCGCATTTTTCTTTTTATATTTTTTGCGGAGATCTCTTATAAATTTTCTTATTCTGTTTTTTGCTTCTTCTGCTGTCGGCTCCGGATTTGCATATGTCAGGTCGATACGCAGGTCATCTCTTTTAAAATTGGTAGCTATCAGCCGGTAGAGTTTTGTTTTTGCCCGGCGGGAGTTTCTTTTCTTGAGTCCCTTATCTGTTTTTTGAATATTGGGACCTCTGACTCTGTTTCCCCCTAATCTGTATGTGTGATATTTTTTCACTTCATAAATTCCGGGTGCTTGAAATATTTCTTTTCGGTACGGCACTTTTTTAAATTCCTGTTCCAAGAATTAACTACTATATCAAGTCCTCAAAAGGGGCTGAACTCCCCTTTTTTCTTGACATTTTGTGCCGTTTCACTTATGATTTATATAGTGGTTTGGTGCTACGGCACTTCCGCTCAGAGTTCTTCTCTGGGCGGTTTTATTTTTCTTCTTTTTCGTTGTTCTCTTCTTCTTGTTCTTCTGTCTTTTCCCGATATATGCATCTCTGCATAAAGTCCAGGTAATGCTCACAATCTCTGCAGTGTTCCTGGCATATATTGGCTTTTTCCTTTCTGCAGCATACGGTCTGGAATACTTTTGCTTTGCATACACGGCATTTTCTGTTCCGGTAAACTTCTACTGTTTTCCCGCCTGCCAATTTCATGACTGCCACTCTATGCTCACCCTTTCTTTTCTGTCCCCGCTTTTGACGATCCAATGTCCGCGGGGATTTTTTATTATCTTGAATTTTCGTCCGCCGGATGATGTATAGGTGTTGTTTTCATCCATAAAAAATACCGGCATTTCTTTCTGTGGTATCAGCCGTTCTTTATCCGGTGTTTCTTCTATCAGCCAGCCGATAGGAGACTTTCGGACGTTATCCCACAAAAGATATATGTCAGTACTTCGCCCATTTGGGCTTTTTCGGAATACATCCTGCTCTTTTCTTTTTGATTCTTCGTTCTTCTTCCGTTTTATAAAGCTCCTGCAGTTCCATTTCATGTTCTTTTCTCCATTCTTTAACCGCATGACAGTTAAGATATGTTTTGATTTGTTCATCCATGTACTGTTTTCGCGTGCCAGAGAGTCCGTGTGCTTTGAAACGGTGCGTTTCGTATGACAGATGAATAAGATTATCTTCCTTATCCGGTCCCCCGCTGCCTGCGTGTTTCGCATGATGGACCTCTCCGCGCGACGGTGGCCACTCTCCTATGATGGATTGGTACGTTTCCGCCAGCTCCTCGTCCCTTTGTTTGACAAGCCGGCATAGTTTTCGGAATGCCGCTTCTGGTAGTTTGAATCTCACTTTTTTCTCCTTTCTTTGAATATCTCCATGTCTCATCCGATCGATAAACGTAGAATGAACAATCCCGATGGACAGGAACCATGTTTCCCTTTCCGTCTTTCGTCCACATCACATATTCGGCGGGAATTGCTTTCCCGCATTCGTGGCATATCACTCTACGCTGCATATTTCCCCCGTCGGTTTCATTTCATAGATCTGCATATCCATTACATAGGCAGCGGCATATTCCTGATTACAACCTCGGCTTTCTCTCCAGTTTCCGCAGAGGATAAGCGCGTTGCATCGCTGCAGTACTTCAAGACAATCTTTCATCGGCTTATGCTGATGCTCCTTGTCATATGGTGCATATCCCCAATTGTGCAATGGGGAAAACAATGTTTTTTCTGGGTATTTCGCTTGCAACATTTTTAAATATGTCTGTACTCTTTCTTTGTTCTTCTCATCGCCGCCGTAAGGGTGAGCGATGTAGAGTAACTGACCTTCTATATATTCTCTTTTTTCCATTCCCGATCTCCTTTCTCCATTTTCGCAAGAAGGCACTTTTCCATCGTATCAATAACTCTTTTTCTGACTTCTGGATCACGGCTACTCATCATTCCTATCAGTTCCGGCGGACACTGGTCGCGGTATAGCTCGTTAATCACAACGGCAACTGCTAATGAAAAGAATTTATCGTCGAAGCCTTTTACTGCGATATCGTATTGTTTCAGCTCGTTATCTGCTTGTATCTTCAGCTCGTACATTCTGGATTTCCCTCACTTTGACAACGATTTCTTGTCCGGGCTGTAATGTTCCCGGGTCTTTGATATTGTTTTCTTTCGCGGTTCTCCAGACTAACTCTTGGAGATTTTCCCGCCCGCCGGAAACGCGGTCACATACATCCCATAATGTTTCGCCTTTTGAAATGTTCACCGCGTATGAGATTGACGGTGGCTCTGGCTGTACTGCATACCCAGCGATACCGACGATAATCATGAATGCGGTTATAAATTTAAGCATGATAATTTCTCCACAACCGCAATAATCATTGTCACGAAAACCGCCAGCCATAAATAATTCATCATTTTATCTACCATTTTTACGCTCTCATCTTTCTAACTTCCGCCCGGAAATCATATCCGCTTTGTTTCATTTTCCGTTTCTGCGCATTCTCTTCCATTTTTCGCCGGATAGCCGATTCCGCATCTTCAGGATCAAACAGATACGCTTTCCCCGATGGAATGAACGGTATCTCTCCCGTTCGGCATAGCGCCCGTATTGTTGTAACCGGATATCCGGTTGTCTTACAGAAATCTTTTGTATTCGTAAGCATACTTATCACCTCACTCTTTGATTTACTATTCACACTCCCCTATAATTGGTTTAGAGAGGAGGTGAAATATATTAATGGGTATTCATAAAGACTCAATGGAATTTCTGTCACAGATTTACGAAATCTACATTAAACAAGGGGCTTATCAAATAGAACGGTCTACTTATATGGATTTGTCCGAAGAAGATAGACAGTATCTTGAACAATGCTTTAATTATCTGAAACAAAGGGGATATATTCAGAACTATGCGCCATGTACCGGATTTCCTATATCGGTGGAAATGACACCGGATGGTATTCAGGTTGTAGAAGAGATATGTTCTACCCCATCTACTGCTGCCGTCACTAACATCGTGTATGGAGACAACTACGGTATTACCGGAAATAACGCTGTGGGGAATACCATTTCCAATGTGGCAACTTTTGATGATATTAGATCTCTTATCTCCTCTAAAGTTGATGAAGATGATCAGCAAAAGCTACTTGACGCATTGAAACCGTTATATGACAGGCTTGATATTGGTGCGCCTATTGAAAAGGGGATGCTTTCCACAATTTCAGAAAATCTGGAAAAATATCAAACGGTTTTAGGGGCTGTTCTTTCATCAGTTACAGCATTTCTTACCGCCCCCAAATAGGATTCAGCATCACATCCTAACCCCTCGCAAGCTCTTATTACCGCTACTGTGATAAGAGCTTGTTTTACTTCATTAAATGATTTGTTTGAATATGAAGCATCTTTGATTTCTAACTGGTCAATAACTCCGTTCATCTCTTGTATTTTTCTTGTTAATATCTCAATAACCTCATCTGTGCTTAAAACTTTCACCTTTTTCTCCGTCATTTCCCTCACCTCTCTTCCTTTCTCTCAAAAATATATTTTGTATCTTTTTAGGATACTCTTTCGTTAAAAAAAATAGCGTCTATTTCTTCCGGCTTTAATTTATACCTATCTTTTATGAAAAGTATTTCTGCCTGTCGAAAATCTGCCCCACCGTTGATTTTTAGATTTAATCGAGATAGGCTTATCCCTAACGCATTCGCTAAATCTTTTTGACTATCTCCATATTTCATCATTTCTGCCCTCATCAATGGTTTATTCATTTTTTTCACCTCACTTTCTTTCAGTGTCTTTTCAGGACACCTTGATTGTATATCCGTTTTTGTATCTTGTCAAGATACTTTTTCTTGTTTTCAAAAAATTTTATGGTATAATCAAGACACGAAAGGATGGTTACGCATATGGAATTTAAAGATATCCTTTATACTTTAAGAAAAAAGAATAAACTAACACAACAGGAAGTTGCAGAATATGTAGGGTTGCAAAAAGCAGCTATATACAAATATGAACACGGCTTGCTTGTTAATCCCAAACGATCATTGATTTCAAAACTGGCTAAGTTATTTCAAGTTACCCCATCGTATATGATGGGATTAACCGATGATGATAAGTCTGCTCATATGTCTCTTGGTCCATCCCTTACCAAAAAGGACGAAAAAGATATTCAAAAAAGACTGTCCGATATTTTGAATGATATGGACAGTCAGGATGCTATCGCCATGTATAATGGCGGAGAACCAATGGACCCCGAAACACGGGAGTACATGAAAGCATCCCTTGAGAATGCCCTCCGCTTTGCAAAATTAAAAGCAAAAGAAAAGTTTACTCCAAAGAAACATCGTAAATAAAGGATTACATCATGAATATCATGAACATAAAGAAACTTGTAAAGGGTATGGCGGATCGTCACAATACAAGAGATCCGTTCCGTATTGCTGCAGAAAATAACATCTACATTTTATACGAAGAGCTCGGAAAGAATTTGGGATATTTCAGTAATCTGTTTCGTATCAAAACAATACGGATAAATAATCTTGCCGATCCGTTTCTCCAGCCGTTTATTTGTGCTCATGAGCTCGGCCATGCGCTGCTTCATCCACACGCCGGCACCCATGCTTTTAATCGAAATTCTTTTATTGCTAACTGCAAGATTGAAAAAGAAGCGAATCAGTTTGCCGTAGAATTGCTGTTCCCTGATGAATTGATAGCTTGTCATCCGGAAACGGATATTTATAATCTGGCGCGTACATTCGGTATTCCATATCAATTGGTTTATCTTAAGTCTATTTCTTACGGAGCACGTCATTATAAAGGAGTCGAAAAATGAAAAAAGTAGAATTGTTGATTACACTATTAATTACTATCATGTCTTTATTTACATTTAATATCGCTTATGCATCGGCTCCAAATGTCGCAGTTTTAATGGCTGGCGCAAGACAATTTACAAAAGATAAAAATGAATTGAAAGAGCTAAAAGCAAGGCAGCAGTTGATTGTGAATGCTATGCAAGGATTCATGATACCGGAAGAAAAAACAGCGCAGGTCGCTAATGATTATATTTTAGACAATAAGATTGATATTTCGTTCAGTACAACAGATTTAATTAATATCGGAAAACTCCTGAATGCCGACTACATCGTATATAGCCAATTTTATGTTGATAAAATAAATGCCCCCGGATTATTTCATACAACAATGAAATTTAAAGGACAAACCGTATTAACAATTATAGATGTCCACTCCGGAGAATATAAATATAAAATTTCAGAAGATGTAAACAATGGAAAATTGAAAGATGTTTCGCGGTCTATGTTCATCGTGTATGACAAGTCGATAGCAGATATTAAATTAAAAGGTTTAAAATTTTAAAACCGAACCATAATACCACTGGTAACAACGGAAAGAGGATGTGGTTGCGTGAAACAGTATAAAAGAGGATCCTTGATTTACGATAAGATCCATGACAGCTATCGTGCTTTTGTTATGATCAGCGGAAAAAGATATTCTAAACGTTTTAAGAAGAAAGACGATGCCATGGACTGGATGTCACGGCAGAAAATAGCAGAGCGTGACGGTAATTTTGTTGAGCCGTCAGATATGCTTGTCGGACAGTGGCTTTTGTATTTCCTCTCTACTTATAAAAAAGATACTGTCAGAGCCAGTACATATGAAAGATATCTCTATCTTGCCGCAAAGATTGAGCCTATTTCTCGCATTCCCCTTCAGTCTTGCAGCGTATCTCAAGTACAAGAATTATTAAACAGTTTAACCCCGGACTGTTCTCGCAAAGTTCATGTTCTTTTACATGCTGCATTTCAGCAGGCTGTTGATCTAAGTATCATTCAGAAGAATATCGTCCGTCTTGCAAAAGCAAAAAAGATTCTACGGGATGAACCCGGCATATTTAATAAAGATGAAATTAACAAAATCCTTTCTTACACAAAAGATAAAATCCCCGCTTTCTATCCTATTTTCCTTTTGGCGGCTCATACTGGCATGCGTAGGGGTGAAGTGTTGGGCTTGCGTTGGAAAGACGTAAATTTGAAGAATGGCACCGTTACCATCCGTCAGCAATTACAGCGTGTCGGCAGTGAAATTACATTTCATCCTCCGAAAACAAAATCGGGAAAAAGAAAAATCTCAATCCCCGCTACGGTCACCGCCGCACTGCAGGAATTGAGAAATAACGAAAAGACAATAGACATCAAGCAGGAAACGCTTGTTTTCCGAAACTCAAACAGTAATCCTGTCCGTCCGGAAGCTTTAGAGCGATCATGGAAAAAAGTAATCACACAATGCGGACTTCCATACAGAAATTTTCATTGTTTACGGCATACCCACGCCACATTATTACTATCCGCCGGTATTCCGATTATTGAAGTGTCCCGCCGGTTAGGTCATGCAAGAGTAAGCCACACCTTAGATTTATATGGCCATGCTATCCCAAGTTATGATGAACGGATTATAGAAAAAATTAATCAGATTTATGGTTAAAAAGTGGAGCAGTTTGTGGAGCAATCTCACCCATATTTTGCTCCACTTTGCCATTTTTAGCCATTTTTAGCCTCACAAATAAATCCGCCATACATATTGATTTTATCGATTAAATCACACTTTTTAAAAATAATTCTTTCCATATAAAACAGAACTCCGGAACCAGGTGCGAGGGTTCGAATCCCTCTAGGCGCTCCATTTATTTTAAAACATTCTCGTTATAATCATAAAGTTGCACAAAACGCTAAATGTC